TGAGAGTGGTTGAAGGTGTTCTCGACGAGGACAGCTTTACTTACATCGAGGCACAGCTGCACGGAGGGGTTAGCATCGACGACGTGAAAGAGGTTGTGATTAACGAGTTTACGATGAGAAAAATCATCAAGTCATACTCTCTTATCCCAGCAAGCGAAAATTCGAAACTGCCTTTTGGCAACTTCGACCGCGGCGGAAGGCTTCTTAGCAGTGACTTAAAAATATCAGTCTGCTCGATTAACAAGCGTGGGGAGCCCGGAGTTGTAAGGACCTTGGAAGACTGGATTGAGTCTAGCGATTACAAGAACACACACTGGGACACCCCAGAGGGTCGAGTTTTTGCAGAGAAAGTGAGGAAGAGAAGTGGAAGATAAGCGCAAGCTCGGAAGGGTAATCGCCCGCCGAGGCTCGGATGCCTTGAGTGTCTCGCGAGAGGCTGGCGGAAAAAGATACGGATACATCGTCTTCGGAGACGGCTCTGTATCGGAAGAGGTCAACGTGGACTCGGTTATCTCTCGCGGGTACTGGTCTCCGGTCTCTGGCTCTGAAGCACTCAAAAGCTACATCAAGGCACTGGAAAATGGACCCGGCTAACAGACGAGAGCACGAGTCCGACATGATGCGGCTAATCGGTGCAATTGCCGAAAGGTGCGGGCAGTCGAAGACAAAGGAGGGCATGTTCGATTGCATCGAACTGTTCGACCTTGAGAGCAAGATGTTGGACATCTCACAGGAGGCCTACGAGGCTCTCTTGGTGCAGCTAAGCATTCGGGCTATGCCAAGGATGCCGCAGGAGCTAGTGCGAACTCTGTTTATTGAATTCGCAGACAGGGCCGCGGAGCTCGCGATAGAGGGGAAGATAAACGAGGCTTGGGTGTCGGTCGCGGCAGTGACTATGACTACAAAGCTCTGGAGTATCGGAGAGTCTCTCGCGGTAGACCACGCAAGAACTAGATTCACCCAGTACACGCCGCACACCAAAGCGTTTCAAGGGATTCCTGTCGAACTACTTCGAAGTGCAACCCGGATGAAGATTGTTTCCATATGGAAGGCCGAAGCGGATGCCTGTGAAATTTGCAAATTCCTAGAGAACAACGTGATTGAGTACATCGCCTACGACGGCCCGCCGGCTCACCCAAACTGCAGGTGCTGGGTCGATTACTCGGTCGAGGCAGCTGGAGTGGAAGAGCCCGAATGAGACCAGTTGGATTCAGGGTTACCAGTGCTTGGCCGATGATGCGGCTGCTTGAGTACTCTCAAGGCAATTGCCCGTGGCTTGATGAAGCGGAGATGGAAAGGCTAAAGTCCTTTTCGTTAAAGTGCCGGATACTGCAGACGAGGAAGGCGGTACAGATATCAGATACAATCATTGAGGAGCTAGACGTAGCAATCAAGCTTCTTGGTTTGATGTCCAGACATGCCATCCAGCTAGTCGGAGAAAAACATGCTGCTACGTGCGGTGCCAATGCTAGGTCGACACGACTGAAGCTTGTTGAAATCAGAGCAAGACTTGACTTAACGGGGAGCCCTAATGAGTAGACTAAAACCTAGCGGCCGATGTTTTTTTGAAGGAAAGCTTGACGCCTTGGTGTTTACTAGGAGCCTCTCTAGGAGAGAGATTCTGGACCTGAGCGAGGAGTATAAGAGGAGCCCGGTCCCTTTGGTCGCGTTTCAGGTCGACAATCTAAACAGCGTCGAGAACTACTTTTTTAAGGGCAGCTGGGTAAAGCCTAAGAAGTCTGTGACTCTGGCGGATGGGATTAAGCTCATCTCGGACCATCTCGGGCTTGGATTGACGATAAACAAGATGGTGCTCGACTGCATATCCTTCGGGAGTTTCCGGGAATAACATTGCAGCAAATTTCAGTATCTTGTAGATTTTCAGGCCGGAGGGCGAGCAGTGGCTAACAATTCAAATCTAAACGGCGTGTTTTCTAACCCAACAGTGGGAACCGTCTTTGAGGTCGACACGGCAAAGATGTCTGCTTCGGCAATCATCTCTACCCCGGCAGTAGACCGTGTTGGTGACTCAATGGACCCGCTTGGGTGCGACCTTACACAATACCGCCTGAACCCGGTTGTGTTCTGGAACCACGCTTTTGATGGGTTTACAAAGCCTATCGGTATCTCCGAGAACAGCTCTGGAGAGCTCCAGATTTTCCCGTCTGGCGAGAACATCAAGGCGACCTGCTATTTCACGAACAAGTTTCTCGAAGCCGAGCAGATTTTCGACCTTGTAAACGAAAAAACTATTCGGGCAACCTCGATTCGGTTCGACCCAATTGGCTCTCCCTCGCGGTCCGGCGGGGTCCAGCGATTCTCTAAATGGTATCTTTTAGAGTGGAGTTGGGTGCCGATTGGTTGTAATCCTGAGGCGGTACAGCAGGTGCTTGCAAAGGGGTATCTTGCCGGCCGGCGTATTTCGAGTGGGATTACAAAGTCTCTGGAGTTGTTGCTTCCGGAGAAGAAACTGCAAATTGCTGGTTACAACTTTAAGAAAGATGCTAAAATGCGTTTCGTTAAATCGTGCGATGACAACAAAAAGTGCAATTGCGACAAAGACCCGCTCGGCGGCGAAGTGAAGATGACCAACGATAAAGAACGACCAGAAGACGCTCCACCGCCGGGAACAAAGCCGGCTCCGATGCCGCCATCTTCCGGTTATTCGTCGGCTCCTCCTGCAGCAGGCAAGACTCCACCCCCGGGCGGAAAGGTTCCTCCCCAGAGCGGAAGGGTTCCTCCCCAGAGCGGCAAGCCGGGCGAAGAGGAATATAAAGGCAACATGGACGAAGAGTCCGAGTCAGAAGACATTGCAGGGGACGGCGAGGAAGCAGAGACTCCAAAGGCTTACGGAGCACAGCTCGTCGAGGCCGCTTACAACGCACTCAACGAGGTCCGGGTAAACATCAAGGAAGGCTCTGTAGCACTTGAGCACCCAGAAATCGAAGCCTTGATTGCAACCACTCTCGAAGCTCTCGGAATGATGATGAGCGAAGTGGAAGCAGCTTACGCCAAGTCATACGTCCGGAACCCAAAATACAACTACTCTCCGCTTGCCAGCTCCGGACGTCGTCTGGATTGGCACGACAACCTCAAGTCATTTTTGGCTGGCGGCGCGAGCAATCGGTTTGCTGTTAGCGGAATTGCTGAGCGAATCCGTAGCGTTGCAAAGTCCGGCACAGTTAGCGGCCGCGAAGCCGACGTATTGAAGTCTTGTGCAACACAATTGCAAGGGTTCGTAGAATCTGCTCGTTCCAACGTGAGGCACGAGAGCAATGGTGTTGTCGGTGACAGGCTTGAGTCTATCACTAAATCTTCGGATGCCACGTTGGCCATCCTGAAGAACATGAAACGCTAACCTTTTACCCAGAGGGTCAAAATGTCCAGCATTGAAAACAAGTTGCAGGCTGTTGAAAAGACTCAAGCCGCCATCTTGGAACACTTGAAGAGTCTTGACACCCCTAACTACCGCGTTGTTGGCGGAGACGGTGGAACCACTGTCTCTTACATCGAAGACGGCGGACCGAACGACGTTGTTCGAATCGACAACTTGTGGGCTCGCGGTGAGAACACCGTAAAGAACTACCGCAAGAACGCTTACCTGCCCGGCTACAAGGGCGCGAAGGAAGGCGGCTTCAAGAGCTTCGGCGACTTCTTGCTTAGCGGTCTTCGTGACTCGAAGACAGCTGACTGGCAAAACCGTCACGCTAACTGCTTCAAGGCAGTTCAAGGTATGTCGGTTGGTGCCGCTGAAGACGGCGGGTACATGGTTCAGCCAGAGTACTCCGACAAGGTTCTGGAGCGAGTTTACAACAACAAGCTGTTCTCGATGACGGACAATTACACCGTCTCGGGCAACAACCTTGTGTTCATGCGAAACGCTGAAACCTCGCGGGCCAATGGTTCTCGCAAGGGTGGCATTCGTGGTTACTGGCTCGGTGAAGGCGCAAGCGGAACCAAGTCAGCTCCAAAGATGCGGCAAGTTCAGCTCCGCCTGAAGAAGCTCTGCATTATCGTTTACCTGACCGAAGAGCTCATCCAAGACGGCGGCTCTGCTGTCCAGAGCTATGTCGAAAAGTGTGCTGCCGAAGAATTCAACTTCATGATTGGCGACGCACTGTTTAACGGCACTGGTGTAGGCCAGCCTCTCGGCTTGCTCAACTCCGGCTCGTTGGTGACTGTCACCAAGGAATCGGGCCAAGCTGCTACGACTATCAACGCAGCAAACATCGACAAGATGTGGGCTCGTCGATACGCTGCTGCTGACGGATACAGCTGGTTCCACAACCAAGACTGCGGTCCTCAGCTTGACAGCCTGTCTCAGTCGATTGGCACTGCAGGTATCGCACTCTACCGGCCGAACACTGGTCTGGCTGGCGTTGCTCCTCAGATGCTGAAGACTGCACCTCGCGTTGAAACGGAATTCAATGCAGCTGTCGGAACCGTGGGTGACTTGGTTCTTGCCGACTTCAGCCAGATTCTGTCGATTGCAAAGGGTGGCGTCTCGCAGATGGCTTCGACTCACGTCGAGTTCTTGACCGACCAGACCGCCTTGAAATTTACGATGCGTCTCGACGCTCGTCCTTGGGATGACACTGCAATGACCCCTTATAAGGGCAGTGCAACTCAGTCCAGCTTCGTCTGTCTCGAAACTCGCTAACTAAATCCCTGATAAGGGTTTTGATACACAATTCCAGAGAGGAAAAAGAATGTTACCCGGAAGTTTTTTTGAAGCAGGCAATGACATCCATCCGCTGGTCTGGCAGTCCGATGCGAACTCGGACGTGTCGATGGACTGGGTGTCTTTGAAGAATTATGACCGTGCGTATGTCTACCTGATTAAGGGTGGCAGCGAAGACGTTGACGACTTGGGTGTTGAGCTCAAGCAAGCAACCGATACAGCCGGCACCGGCTCGAAGGCACTGGCAGTTTCCCGCTGCTGGTACAAGACCGGAACCATGACCGCTCAGGGTACTTGGACGGAAGTGAATGTCGGAAGCGGAACCGCTGATGACTTCATCTCCTTCGGTGCCTCTGTGCCATCCGGTGCGACCCGGGTTGTAGCTGACGTCAACACGAATGCTTTGCACTTGCTGATTGAAGTCAAGTCTGACGACCTCGACGTCAACGGCGGGTTCAACTCGATTAGTGCGACCATCGAAGGCGACAACGTGGACAACGCGGTTCTGGTGAGTGCCTTGGCTATCCTTACCGATAGCTACTTCCCACGAGCCATCCCAGCCAGCCCTCTGTAGTCGACAACAGTACCACTTCACGCGAGGCAGGGTTGGGCGGAAACGTCTTGCCCTGTTTCGTTTTATAGAAAGGTTTTTATATGTCTGCTGGATATGTTTTCTCGGTTCGCACCGATTGGAGTGCGGGCAGTCTTCAGTATGTAAGTACAGCGAGCGGCTCGGCAGTCCTGACCGTGTCGGCAACCGCCCTCACTCTCGGTGACGGCTACAACATCGCCGCCGGGACAACGACTGGAACTCAAATCGGGACGGCCGCAGCTCAGAAGCTCGGCTTCTTTGGCAAGACTCCGCGTGTCCAGTGTGCGAAGGCCAGCTTCAATAACTGGTCAGCGACTTCAGACGTTGTTGCGGCCTTGGTTGCTTTGGGCTTGTTCGACACTGCGTAGATTTCGTAAAAAGCATTGTATGGGGGCCGGTGAGTGCCGGCCCTGTACAGTGTGAAGTGCGAGGTCGACATGGCAGGCTTAAAGAATCAAGTTCAAGGCGATGAAGTATCTAACGTAAGCGAGCTGGAGCCGGTTGCTCTTAGTTTGTTTTCTATGATGCTCGCCTCAAACACAAGCTACGAAACAGAAACAATCGCGGCACGGGCTTTCTCGGCCGCGAAAGTTTTTGTCGAGGAGTCTCGGCGAATTAAAGAGGGTGGTAAGGTTTGGTCTGAGCCAAAGAATCGGAAGATTCAAATTTGGATTCACGCTCACGACCCTGTGACCGACCAGCCATCTTACGGTGAAAACGGGGAGCCCATCTGGTACGAAAGCCAAGGCGACCCTTACAGCTATGCTCCGAACAAGAAGCCGGAGCACCCTGTTAATCAGGCTTTCTATCTGGCTCGGCACGAACTCGGGATGGAGATTCCAGAGCGATACAAGTCTGCTCTCAAGTCTGCCCTCTCAGAGCGAGAAGGCCGAGTCTTTGTCAGCTCCAAGGGGAACTAAGTGGCGATTTCTACGGTTGCTGAATACAAGCAGTTGATGCAGATTACGACATCGGTCGATGATGCTTTGATTGCAGCAGCTCTCGATAACGCTACGGCGATTATTGAGCAGAACGCTACCTCCATGCTGTTTACGTCTCAGACGATTACTGAGTATTACAGCGGGTGCGGAAGAGCTTCTTTAGTGCTACGAAGTCGCCCGGTGACGTCAATCTCTAGTCTTTACTACGATGACACCGGGTACTTTGGAGCGGCTTCTGGATTCGGTGCGAGCACTCTCCTGACAAGTGGAGTGGATTACGTTCTCGACCTCACCAAGCCCGGCATTTCAATGACCGGGATGGTTCGCCGAATCAATGGAGTCTGGGGCCGCAGTAGGGTTAGAACTGGAAGTGACTTGGTTGGATACTCGGAGCCCGGCCTAGGTAACATCAAGATTACCTACACAGCCGGATACGACGGGG